AGCTAAAGAGCTTCAGAGTGCTGAATCTCCAGCAGATGCCGCTAAAGCAGTTATCCGTTTGCGTGATTTGAACGCTAGACGAGTAGCAGATTATCAAGCGGCTATTAACCGTCGCAGAACTAATGCAAAAGTTGGTGAGGCAGAGGTAAAACTTGAGGTTCCTAAGTTTGAGCCGTATGTATTTACTGACGCTGACTATAAGGCTGTTCCAGATGGAGCAACCTATATCGATGCTAAAGGTATTCGTCGAGTCAAAGGAAAACGACAATGAATCCATGGGAAAAGGATGCTATAGCAGAGCTTCCGACTCAGCCATCGGTAATGATGCCGAGGACTCCTTATATCGGTTCTGCTGAGGCTGTACGATCTGCTGCTCAGGGTGCTACGTTTGGATTTGCTGACGAGCTAGAAGCTGCATTTAGAACTGGTCAGATCAGCGGTGAGCAGTATCAAGTATTGCGTGACAGGTTACGTCAACAGCAGACTCAATTCCGTCAGGATTACCCGATTCTTGGTGGTGGTGCTGAGATTACAGGGGCTTTAGCGGCTCCTTTTGCTGCATTTAAGTATCTAGGTAAGGCTGCTCCAGCAGTTCAGGAAGCTATTAGTGGCGTGACTATTCCTCAGCAAGTTGCTAGAGGTGGTGCTACAGGTTTAGTTACAGGTGCGCTAACTGGTGCTGGTACTGCTGAAACTGACGTTACTGGTGGTGCTACGACATCAGGGATTATTGGTGGTGGTTTAGGTGCTACGGTTCCTCTAGCGTTGCGTGGTGCTGGAAGCATGATTAAGAATGTCTTAGTCGCTTCTGGTATCGGAGATCAGCCTACAGCAGCTTCTAAACTCATTGCTGATGCCCTAAAGAAAGATAATCTGACAATTGATGAGGCTCAGAATGTTCTAAGTGAGCTAGAGCGTCTGAATGTTCCTCGTCCTGTATTGGCTGACGTAAGTAAGAGCCTACAAGACCTAGCGTATTCGGCTTATGTTGTACCTTCATCAAAGAAGGATTCGACTCTACGTTTCCTAGAATCCAGAATGATTGACCAACCTAACGATATTGTTAAAGGTTTGGTAACTCGCGCTGGTTTGGGTAAAAACGTCAATGGTTATGAATACCTTGAGTTTCTGGCAGAAAACCAGAAAGCTGCTGCTAATGCAAAATATCCAGAGGCTTACAGTAGAAATGTCTATGCCAAAGATTTCCGGCAATTTATGGATCGTCCTGTATTTACTGAGGCGTATCGTGAAGCTCAAAAACGTGCAGCGGTCTATGGTGAGGATTTGCCTAGCTTAGATATTTTTCTAAGCGATAGGAAAGTTCCTACAGACGTAATGCACCAAATCAAGATTGGTCTTGACCGTATTGTAGAAAGAGAAACAGACACAATTACAGGGAAAGTTACTGGTTTTGGTCGTGATGTCATTATTGTAAGAAAGCAGTTTAATGACTTGCTAGAGACTAAGAATCCTATTTATGCCAAAGCAAATAAGGAATTTGCTGATAACGAAAAACTGAGGAAGTCATTTGAGACTGGTCAGAATTATCAAAAACTTGACTACAAAGAGGCATTAGACAAATTAAAAGGCATGAATGACTCTGAGAAAGAGGCTTTCCGTCTTGGCATGATGGCTGACGTAAATAGCCGTTTAGAGAACTTCAAAGGTGGTGACTTTGCTCGTCAAATTTTTAAGAGCGACAAGCAGAAATCCTTAATGCGCTATGCCTTTACTGATAAAGACCAGTATAACCAGTTTGTTCAATATGTAGATGCCTTAGAGCGTCAATCTAAGACTGCTAAGGGCATTATTGGAGGCTCTCAGACGGGTGAGCGTTTGGCAACTAGCGAGGGTACTGGTAAGGCTGCTGGATTGGCTCAGAGTTACGCTACAGGTGGACTTGCTGGTACAGCTATGGAGCTATTGCGTCAGGGTGCGGCTAGGACTAAGGGTATTAGCGGAGAGACTTCTGCTGAACTCCAGAAGCGTCTATTTGCGGCTGATCCTATTGAGCAACGAGCGATTTTGCAGGAACTCCGTCTTAGGACTCAGAAGCGTCCTGTCGGTGCTGTTCCCGGTGCTGGTGCTATTGGAACATTAACAGGATTGCTATAAAGGTGAATCATGCCAAAGAATAAAGTTAGCGAGTGGAGTAGCACACCGTCCAACAATACCGACATCGGTGGTATCAATATCGCTGAAGGATGTGCGCCTAGTGGTATCAATAACGCTATCCGTGAGCTTATGGCTCAGGTTAAGGATATGCAGACTGGTACTGATGCTGATAATTTCGTTGTAGGTGGGAATCTATCGGTTACAGGTACGACTGCGCTAACAGGTTCTGCTACTGCTCCTACTCCTAGCACCTCTGACGATAGCACTAAGATTGCTACGACTGCGTTTGTTCGGGACATTATCCCCAGTGGCGTAATCGTCATGTGGTCAGGTTCTATTGCTTCTATTCCTAGTGGATGGTATCTCTGTGATGGAACTAATAGTACGCCTGATCTGAGAAATAAATTTATCATTGCTGCTAATGCTGACGATGCTGGAGTTGCTAAGACTAATATTACAGGTTCAGCTACTCAGACTGGTGGTTCTAAAGATGCGATTGTCGTTAGTCATACCCATACTGTAACTGACTCTGGCCATACCCATACCGCTAGTGTTCCATATAGTTCATCAAATACATTATATTCTGGTGGTGGTGCTGATAGTTTTGGTAGAGGCCCTTCAACACTTACTACAAATAGTAGTACTACTGGAATTTCTATCAATACAACAGGTTCTAGCGGTACTAACGCTAACCTTCCTCCATACTACGCACTTGCGTTTATTATGAAAAGCTAATCATGACTGACATTGCATCTAAAACTGCTGCTGTAGCAACTTATGGAGGCTCTGCTTCAGCTATTTTCTTTGGTCTAACGGCTAATGAATTTGGCACGTTAGCTGGTGTTGCTATTGGTCTTGTAGGCTTGATAGCTACTATTTATTACAAACAGCAACATTTGAACATTGCCAGACAAGCTCTAAAAGCTGACAAGGATCAGTAACTAATGTGATCGATCCTGCGAGTATAGCTCTTGCTTATAAGGCGTGTACCACAGCAATCGATCTCGCCAAGCGTGGCGTAGAGTTGTACAAGCAGATAAAAAATACTGGAAATGACGTAAGTGGTGTACTCAAGGACTTAAAAGAGCAGTATCAGAAGATAACGAGTCCTACAAAAGAACAAACAAAGCAGTATCAGGAGGAGGTCAAGAAGGTTCAGGAAGTCGCTAAGTCTACCCCGGATGACGTTCTTAACGATATTTGGAGTAACTTAGGGAACTTTATTGACCAGTACGAAGCGTTAGCAAAGATATACATCCAGAGTGAAGCTGAGTCTAAAGAGGTCTATAGGGGTGAGTTATCGTTAGGTCGTAGGGCATTAGAAAGAATCAGGCTAGAGTCCAAACTTAACGAGATGTTAGCTCAGGTCAGGGAGCAAATGGTCTATAACACGCCACCAGAGCTAGGGTCAGTATGGGCTAGGTTTGAAAAGGCATGGACTGATATACAGAATGAGCAAGCCGAGGCACTAGCGGTAGAGACGAGAAAGTTACAGGCGGCTAGATGGCAACGCAGAAGGGCAATAAATCGTCTCAAGGCTCGTCTGATATACGTTGGAGCGATCGTGTTCGTGGTGCTGTGGGCGGTGGGTCTAATGTGGCTAATAACGAGAAGCGCGATTCAGAAGATGTACCTTGGGTTCTAATCACAGTAGTCATGGCTGTGTTACTCACGTTCTTTATCGTCATGCCTGTACTTGCGTTCATGTATTACGATATGTATTTTGCAACACAAGCAGCAGTCCATGAAGTCAAGAAGATGAGGGAATTGCGTAAGGAAATCTTGGAGGAGAGGATGTACGGTAAATGATAACGCTGGCACAGTTCAAGAAGTTCGCTCCTAATACCAAATATCCTCAGCAATGGCATGAGGCACTCTTTAGCAAGCAGACTGAACTAGGTGGAAAGTCTCTGCTAGAGGAATACGAGATCAACACACCTAAACGAGTCGCTGCTTTCCTAGCCCAATGTGGTCATGAATCAGGTGGATTCGTCTTTGTCACAGAAAACCTGAACTATTCTGCATCAGGTCTACAGCGCGTATTTCCTAAGTATTTCCCAACGATGGAAATAGCCAAGCAGTACGAACGTAACGCTAAGAAGATTGCTTCTCGCGTCTATGCTGATCGTATGGGTAACGGTGATGAAGCCTCTGGAGATGGGTTCAAATTTCGTGGTCGTGGGATTTTGCAGCTAACGGGCAAGAATAACTATTTCTGGTTTGCAGCATCCCTAGAGATTACCCCTGAACAAGCTGTTGACTATTTGGAAACATTCGAAGGTGCTGCTCAGAGTGCTTGCTGGTTCTGGAGTGAAAATAAACTTAATCGATTCGTAGATGCAGATGATTTCAAAGGATTAACTCGCGCTATAAATGGGGGTTATATAGGCTATGAGGACAGGAAACATCATTATGAGATTGCTTTGTCTATGTTTGCTGCTGCTTAGTGGCTGTGACCAATATCGATACCCTTGCCAGAATCCTGATAATTGGGAAACTAAGCAATGCAAGAAGCCGTATTGTTCGACTACTGGAACCTGTCCTGAGCAATTACTTAAACCAGAGGATATGAAAGATGAATCCCCTAAAGTTAATAAGCCAGTTCCTTGCAATGAGTCAGGAGCAGCACGATGCGGTAATTAAGTTCTGCATCGCTGTAACATTTTGCTTTACTGTGGTCATCATGGTAGGGGTTAGCTTGTATTCCGTAGTCTTTGTGACTCAGCCTTACTTTATGGCTCCAGCGGATAAGCAGTTCTTCCTGATCCTGTCCGATATGTCTAAGTACATACTTGGCAGTCTTGCAACACTCCTAGCGGTCAAGGGTAAGGATGCTCTGCCTCAGTTCACACCACCCGGACTATCGACTAAAGAAGAACGCGACGACAAACCTACTCCTCCTAAGTCTACTTGGACTGGCAAAGGTTCTGAGCCACAATGGGCAGGAGAAATGCGTAAAGAGCCTACGATAGCCCCTATAACGAGTTTAAAAGAGAAGCCTGAACAACCACCTCACCCGGAGATCACATGATTATCTATCTACGCATGGCTATTACTGTTTTGCTAAGTGCTTTCCTAGTGTTCCAGATTCATGCAGCCGAGACTAAGAAGGTCTGTCACGTTGAGCAAGTAAAGGGCGGTAAAGAGAAAGAGGTCTGTAGAGAGGTCAAAGTCCATAAGAAGCTCGACGCTACGAAGATTCCACCCAAATGAATCCTTGGTTTATTTCCGCTTCCCTTATCGCCATTATCGTTGCAGCAGCGGGAGGCTATTTTCAGGGTTCCGAACATGGTCAGGCGAAGATACAGGCATTATGGGACAAGGAGAAAGCTGCCCAATATGCGGAGTACGCCAAGGGTCAAGAAGCGGCTAGGGCGAAGGAACAGGAGCTACAGGCAGGTGCAGACAGACTAAGACAGGAGAAAGACCGTGAGATTAAGAATCTTAACGCTAGGGCTACTGCTCTCACTAACAGCTTGCAGCAGCGTCCGTCCACCACCACCCAAGCAAGTTCCGTGTCCGGTTCCTCCAGCACTCGATCAGGTGTCTCAGGATGCTCTGGAAAAGAGCTTTTTAGAGAAGATGCAGAAAGTCTTGTCCAAATAGCAACAGAGGCAGATACCCTGAGACTCGCGTTAAAGCAATGCTATGCCCAATATGACTCACTTAGAAAGTGACTCCTGAGCCTCTGTAGCGATGCTAGAAGCCGTTTTTATTAGCTGGTCATAGGATAGACCACCCTTAGCAATTAAACCGCCTAAAGCGGCTGCAAAGAACAGGCTCCAGTCATAGTCTCTAGGCTGCTTCACCTCAGTTTCTTTGTTCCATTTAGGATCGTCTGGATTCTTTCTAGGTCTGCCCATTACAGTTTCCTCTGGCAACTAAATGCCTGTATATCCACCCTAAAAGAGTTAGCAAATTTACAATCTGACGCTATCCGTATCTCGGTCTGGATTGCACCAATGTTATAACCTAGTACACAGAGAACGATAGCGACCATCGATCTAGCCCACCAGTTATTGACCATCTCTAATACCTTCTTTAGTTCATCAAGCATCTTTAATGAATACCCCTTCTTTATTGAGATAGCCCTTTCTGTCCTTAATCTGGTCATAGGCTGATGCGAAACAATGTTTTACATCGACATCTTCAATAGCAGCAACCATAGTAAGACATACAAGCACATCCCCAATTCCATCAATAATTCCGTCACGGTCTCGCTTTGTAATCGCATCTGCTAGTTCCCCCATTTCAGAAAAAGCCTTTAACAACTGCGTCTTACTGTCTGAGTTCTGCACGATTCCTCTCTTTTCACCCCACATAACTACTTGGAGTTCAGTCTGCTCGTAGCTCATATCAAAGCCTTAATCTCTTTGACAGGGATGTCAAATGTCTCATGCACCATCAGAATGAACGCTGGTGTAATAGATGAATGACCATTGCGAATCTTGCTAATAGACGGTGCTTGGATACCTAAAGCTAACGCAAGCTGACGATCATTCTTAATGTTGAATTTCTCTTTTAAAAAGTCTAACAGTTTCATAGGTTCCTCGTAGGTTAAACCGCTTACGGCGGTTAGTCGGCATACTCACAAGGGTGAAGGTTCCTGAGGAGACACTTGCGTATGCTGCCAGAGTTACCCGCCACTTCTGGCTAGGCGTGATGGTGGGGTACTCGCTGCGCTTATCTATCCTTCCAGACGCACTAGTCTGTAAATAAGTATCCGCTTTCCCCCGTAGATCAATAGCGGCTTAGTCACATTGCATTTAAAACATTCTTTCATAGTTGTCAAAAAGGAATAGATCCTAGATCATCACCCTGAAAATCCTCTACAGGCTTTTGACGAGCTTTAGAGGGCTTAGAGTCTTTAGGCTTAACCGCTAGGCTAAAGAACTTGCTACCGTCTTTCTTGGACTCTTTTAACCATCCTGAGAGCCAATAATCAACCCCATCGACGTTAAGCTGACCAGAATAATCAGGATGACTATCACCCTTCTTGTTATGGTTCTTGCCTAAAGTACCCCTGTTCGTATTGTCGTATTCCATGATTATCCTTGAGCAAATTTCTTAATGGCTGATCGTTGTTTACTATCCAACTGTGACCAGAGTGCTGTTTTCCAGTCTGCATCTAGTTCCAGAGAATTGATGTACTCGACTGCATCTCCGACCTTATCCTTGTGAATCATCATAATAATGTCGGCTGCATAACTCTTAATCTCGTTCTGAGATTGTTCGTCTAGCGTATCGAATACGTCTTTGGTTACAGGTTTAGCCGACTTAGGCTCGTCTTTTCCTAGAGTCGCATCTACTGAGTCATGCTCGGTTATCTCCATCGCATTTATGAAAAGATAACGACGAAGATAGGTGTGCTGACTGCCCAATGCTTGAATTGCTGGTGATTTACCAGCGTCAATCGTAACGCGAGATACAGCATCAGCTACAGGACTACGGAAGAAGATTGTTCCACCATGTTCTGTATCTACGATACGCATCACAGCTTCATTATTTTCAATGCTAAATACAGAGCAAAGACCTAACTCAAAGAAAATGGTATTAACGGTGCTTAAAAAGTCACCTAATTCAAAGTATTTAAAGTTTGCAAAACTATTGTAGCCAGACTTCTTGAGTTCTACGCTCTGTAG